CTCGAGAGCTAAAATCTGATTTTTACGTTGGTCATCAAGATCTACTCCCCACCGTTTCAAACGGCGGCGAATAAATCCATCGACTCCCAATTGTAAATAAAGATTTGCACTCGGCTCAATTGCTATAGAACGGTCAGTTTGAGCGTTCTTGGGGACAAAGGCAATACGATTACCATCAACAACGTGAAGAACATCGGACCAGAAGCGATCTTGATTCAGTATCAAATGGGGAGAAATATCATTCTTCTCACGATACGAATTTTCAAGCGCCCCTAGCCAACGTTCATCAGATGTGATAGCCTCTCGTGCGTAACCGGCGGCAAGGCTCGTACACGAATAGGGCCATTCGCTATACTTAAAGTATAGAGAATTGTGACCTTTCTTAGTGTCGAGGTTTGCTCCGGGGCCATGACGCGACCACAACGTCAATTGCTCAGGTTCAGGAAGATATGAACCTAACAATCTCTCTAAGAAGCGTTTGGCATAGGTAAAAGCCTTGCGCTCTACAGGGTCAGACAAGTCACGTAGCTCTTTATAACCAGAAAGGTTATAAGATCTACAATGGCTCTCTGTGGCAAGAAACTTCTTCTTTGCCGCGTCCCTCCGAAGGATATTATCCGTTGGAAACCTGTACTTTTTTAGTAGAGCTGCTATTTGATACTTAGCTCTGAAAGAAATCAGAGCATGAGTACCACTGGTGTTAATGCCACATGGGCCCCAGGTATCTGATAAAGCAAGATATGAAGTATAATCACGCGTACGACAAATGCGTGTAATCTCTTCATACTCGTTTTCAGATAAACAATAGCTGTGATCCTCAACGAGAGAGTTGAGAAGCTTCCACGGATAATCTTCCGGGAGGCGCACCTTTAGATTTCTCTGAAGGCCGATGCTGGGGTGTTCATTTTTCATGACAACTCCTTGTTATGTCTGTTTAAGGGAATAGAGAAACTAATGCACTATAACAGTACATCAGTACATGGAGAACGCTATCAATCAGGGCAAGCCCTGTGATTGAGGCGGGATCCATGACTCTAAACCATCAGCTGAATATTCAGCTGATCCATAACTGAATCGTTGTCCAGCATCGCGATCAACATCTGCCGTGTAACCAAGATGGCAGCGGGATCGGTTCCAACAGGGATTGAGAAGGAAACTTCAGCAATGATGGGGGCACTAACATTAGTGGCCGAATCAAAGCCTGGGACGTCGACATCTTCAGTAAACTTTACGGAAGATTTTCCGACGCCCTTGAAATTTCCAGCCCGTTTCGGCTGACTGCGAGAGAAAGTGACCATATGCCGTTTTGCGGGCGTATGTTCAGAAAAGATGTATGTTGAGCGGCCAGGCAGCTCATCATAGCGACTTATCACTCTTTCTGTCGTAACTCCAGTGTTGAGAAGATCAACCTGTGTGGTAATTTCGTTGCTTAACATAGCAGACTCCTTTGTACATACGGTATCTATCTAAAGATTTTTCTTAAGATAATACCAGTGTCTAGAAGTTTATACACGTTCAGGTTAATATCAACCTGAGGCCATGTACGTAGGGCAGGGGAGTCGATTCGTCGCACGATAGTTTCGCGCTGACCGTAAGAAGTAGGACCAATACTTACCGAAGTCGATGTGTATTGTCCAAACAACTCAGGGACGAGTCGAGCATTCCCGACATCATTCACAGCGTGAGCTTCGCTACGCACTGTGACCCAAGAGGCTAGCGTCTCAACATTCGCTTTTGGCGTGTGAGCCGCTATCGTGTCACCGACGTTTGCAACCCAGTCTACCATAAAACTAAATGGAAGTAACTCCCAAGCAGTCTCTGGTAGTTTCGCAAGACCAAATGCTTGCGATCTGAGTCTTAAAACGTTGCATAAGACGCCTGCGCGGACTGAATAAGAATACTGAACTTTCCGGTTTACATCCACAGAGATATTTCCTGGGATACGGACATCAGTAATCGTATCAGAATCCGACCAAGAGCCAGATGCATTTCCCCGGTACGTACGACGGAGTTGACCTAGCGGAGCAGTAACTGCTTTTGCCAGAGAAACCATATCGTATATACAAGGCCGAACGGCATACCGGTACTCCATGTATCTCTCCTTAAACTCTTTCCATGAAACTTCCTTTCGCAGACGTTTCAGCTCTAATTTACGAGCGGCACGCGCGATACGGATTACACGGCGAGAAGTTTGAAGAAAGAAATCCACGGTCTTGCCCGCTTCTGCGGCAGTTGCCCCTGCTAACATATCAGCAGCGTCAATTGCAGCATAAGCACTCGTCAATGCTAAGGATATTTTAGCATCCTGCTCATCAACCTGAGCTTGTGATGGCCATAAAAGCGGTGGCGCACCATAAGTTCCGAAGATGAAGTAGTCCCCACTCAACTTAGTTCCCCATTCTTCACCAGTAGGTTCTGTAATCAATAGATCAAGAACATACGATGAAGCTGGAGGAGGAGTGATCTCAAAAGTAACCTTTGTGAAGGGGCCATTAATAATTTCCCCAGCACTAGATCGCTTTTTGAACCCCGGATTATTTATATCCGAAGTGGTGACGAGACAGTTAGGAGTAGAACCATACGTTATGTATGGGCCCTGGTCAACAAATTCCCGACCATAACGGTCTTTAAAGAAATGAGTTAACCTCGCTTCCAGAGGAAGCGACTCCTTATCCCATCTACTACGCGTCCTATAACCTACGGGTGTCATAAAGACCTCCGAGGCAATAAGATTAAGTAGCAAATGAAATATTTGGTCATATGCACTGATGCCTCAAGTCAGCGCATGACCTCCGCCCACCTTCTTCAAGAAGAAGATGGCCGGGAACGATTGAGTACAGAAAAACGTACTCACTCTGCGTTTTATACGCAA